ATGCCCGCGCATTCCGACGAGACGGTCGCCGCGGCGCGGCGGCTTTATGAGGAGGGGGTGCTCAGCGAGGCGGAGATCGAGCAGCGGACCGGCATGCCGCGCGGCACCTTCCGGGCGCGGGCGACACGCGAGGGCTGGGTGCGGCCGCATGCGCCGACCCGGGCCGCGGCGATCCGCGCCGCCGATCGCGTCTCGCTGGTGGCGCGGCTCTTCCGCTCCTTCGAGCGACAGATCGCCGATCTCGAAAAGCGCTTCGCGGCCGCCGATGGCGAGAGCGACGAGAAGGATGCGCGCATGCTCGCCGTGCTCGCCAAGACATTCGAGACGCTGAACGGATTGAAGGCCGAGGAGGACCGGAAGAAGGATGTCGCCGTCGATCTCGATACGCTCCGCGCGGAGCTTGCGAAACGCCTGGAACGCCTCGATCCGGGCGGGCCGGAGCCCGGCGGCGGCGATCGCGCGGCTGAGCTCGGCTGAAATCGACGCCTTCGCGAAGGATTGGGATTTCTGGGCCCGCGACGACCAGCTGCCGCCGGCGGGCGACTGGCTCACCTGGCTGATGATCGGCGGGCGCGGCGCCGGCAAGACGCGGGCCGGCGCGGAATGGGTCCGCGCCATGGCCGCGGGGCGCCCCGGCTATGCCAGTGCGCCGGCCGGGCGGATCGCGCTCGTCGGCGAGACGCTGGCCGATGTGCGCGACGTGATGATCGAGGGCGTCTCGGGCCTCCTCGCCGTGCACCGGCGGGACGAGCGGCCCCTGTGGCAGCCCTCGCGCCGCCGGCTCGAATGGCCGAACGGGGCCTATGCGCTCTGCTTCTCGTCGGAGGACCCGGAAAGCCTCCGCGGCCCGCAATTCGAGGCCGCCTGGGCGGATGAGCTCGGCAAATGGCGCCATGGCGAGGCGACCTGGGACATGCTGCAGTTCGGCCTTCGCCTCGGCGATCTGCCGCGCCAACTGGTCACGACCACGCCGCGCACGACGAAGCTGATGAAGCGCCTGATCGCCGCCGAACGCACCGTGGTGACGCGAGCCGGGACGGGGGCGAACCTCGCCAATCTGGCGCCGGGCTTCCTGGAGCGCGTGCTCGGCCGGTACAAGGGCACGCGGCTCGGCCGGCAGGAGATCGACGGCGAACTGATCGAGGATCGCGCCGACGCGCTCTGGAGCCGTGACGCGATCGAGGCGCTGCGCGTCGAAAGCGCGCCGGAATTGCAGCGGATCGCGGTCGCGGTCGATCCGCCCGCCTCGCGGCGGCGCGGCGCGGATGCCTGCGGCATCGTCGCCTGCGGCCTCGCCGGCGACGGCACGGCCTATGTGCTGGCGGACCGCTCGGTGGCGGAGGTGAAGCCCGCCGCCTGGGCAGCGGCGGCGGTCGGGCTCTATCGCGCGCTCGACGCCGACATTCTCGTCGCCGAGGTCAACCAGGGCGGCGACATGGTGGCGAGCGTGATCGGCGAGGTCGATCCGCACATTCCGGTGACGCCGGTGCGCGCGACGCGGGGCAAATATCTGCGCGCCGAGCCGGTGGCCGCGCTCTATGCACAGGGCCGCGTGCGCCATGCCGGGACGTTCCCGCAGCTGGAGGACGAACTGGCGGATTTCGGGCCGGAAGGGCTTTCGAACGGCCGCTCGCCGGACCGGCTCGATGCGCTCGTCTGGGCGCTGACCGCGCTGATGCTGAAAGGCGCCGGCGAGCCGCGGGTGAGGATGATCTGAGGCCGCTTCGAGCGATGGAGGATCGCCATGGGCGTGACGAAGGAGAAGCACCCCGCCCACCGCGCGTCGCCGATCGGGGCGCTGCTGCGCGGGCTCGGCGCGCTGGCCGTGTTCGCGCATCCCGCGCCGCGCGCCGATGCCGGGGCGAAATCGGTGCGGGTCGCGCGCTCGCTCGCCGGCGATTGGGACCGGCTCGGCGCGGATTTCCGCAAGGTCGTCGATCGTGCCCGCTTGTCCGGCTAGCGATCCGGCCGTGGAGGAGGCGCCGCCCGATGATCTCGCCGCCCATCCCTATGCCTGGGCCGGGCCGCTGCCGCCGCCGCAATTGCTGCGCCAGTTTGACGACGTGGTCGCGGACGGCGCCGAGCGGATCATGCGGCAATGGGAGGGCGAATCCGGCCATCGGCGCATGATGGAGCGCCGCGAGGCGGAGATTTTCGCGCGCGCCGATCTGCTGGGTCGCCTGTTTGCCTTCGCCTTCGTGCTGCTCGCGCTCGCCGTGACGGCGGTCGCGATCACCCATGCGCAACCTTTCGTCGCCGCCATCCTCGGCGGCACCACCATCGCCTCGATCGTCTGGGCGTTCCTCAGGACGCACCGGGACGGGGGGTAAGGCCCCGACCTCGAGTCACCGCAGGGCATCAATCCGGCCTCGCGCCCGCCCTTCTTCACCTCCCCCCAAGGGAGAGGAGGAAGGCGCGGCGGCGCATCGGTTCGGCCGGCACATCCTTCATCGACGGGAGTTCTCATGAAACCCTCACTCCTTTCCCGCCTGCTCGGGCGGCGCGTTGCCGTGCCCGAGGCGAAGGCGTCGCGGACCGGGCCGTTGCTGGCTTTGCAGGGGCAGGGCCGCGCCCGTTGGACGCCGCGCGATCTCGCCGCGCTCGCCCATGAGGGCTTCATGAAGAATGCGGTCGTCTACCGCGCCGTGACGATGATCGCCGAAGCCGCGGCCTCGGTGCCGCTGCTCGCCTATGAGGGCGAGGCGGAGGCGCCGGATCATCCGCTGCTGGCGCTGCTTGCCCGGCCGAACCGCCACCAGGGCGGCGCCGAGTTGATGGAAACGCTCTATGCGAACCTGCTCGTCGCCGGCAATGCCTATGCCGAGCTCGTCCGTCTCGGCGCCGCGCCGGCCGAGCTGCATGCGCTGCGGCCCGATCGGATGCGCATCGTGCCGGGGCCGGAGGGCTGGCCCGAGGCCTATGAATACACCGCCGCCGGGCGGACCCTGCGCTTCGAGGGGACGGGCGCGGGCGACATCGCGCCGATCCTGCATCTGAAGCGCTACCACCCGCTCGACGACTACTACGGCTTCGCGCCGATGGAGGCGGCGGCCGTGGCGCTCGACATCCACAATGCCGCCGGCGCCTGGAACAAGGCGCTGCTCGACAATTCCGCCCGTCCCTCCGGCGCGCTGGTCTATCGCGGCGAGGGCGGGGCGAACCTTTCCCAGGACCAGTTCGAGCGGCTGAAGCGCGAGCTGGAGGCCAATTATACCGGCGCGATCTCGGCCGGCCGGCCGCTGCTGCTCGAAGGCGGGCTCGACTGGACGTCGATGGCGCTGACCCCGCGCGACATGGATTTCATGGAGGCGAAGAACGGCGCGGCGCGCGAGATCGCCTTCGCCTTTGGCGTGCCGCCCATGCTGATCGGCATTCCCGGCGACAGCACCTATTCGAACTACGCCGAGGCCAACCGCGCCTTCTGGCGCCAGACCGTGCTGCCGCTGGTCGGGCGCACGGCAGCGGCGCTCGCCAACTGGCTGGCGCCCGCTTATGGCGGCGCCATCCGGCTCGGCTATGACGCCGATGCCGTCGAGGCGCTGGCCGACGAGCGCGAGGCGCTCTGGCGCCGCGTCGCCGCCGCCGATTTCCTCTCCCGCGACGAGAAGCGCCAGGCCGTCGGCTATGGCGCCGAAGGGGAGGGGGAATGGGACGGCTGAACCCGATTGTGAGCCCGTCGCCGCAAGGGATTCCGCGGATTCGGGAAATAGCTCCCTTCTCAACTCAGTTCTGAAGCGCCGTGCGCTTCAAGCCCCCTCCCTAACCCTCCCCCGCAAGCGGGAGAGGGGATGCCAGCCGCTTGTCTCGACGCCGATCGAAAGGCGCCGGCCTGCTCCCTCTCCCGCGCAGCGGGGGAGGGCTGGGGAGGGGGCTCCCGCCCTCCGTCCCGACCGTCTGATGCACGACATGCCAACCGCGGCCCGCGCCGCGATGGAGACCCCATGCCACCACCGATCGCACCGCCTTTGCTCGAAACGAAAGTCGCCGCCGCGGATCTGTCCGGCATCGACGGCGAGGGCACGTTTTCCGGCTATGCCAGCCTGTTCGGCGTCGCCGATCTCTCCGGCGGCCTCGTCATGCCCGGCGCGTTTCTCCGCTCGGTCGCGGCGCGGCGCGCCTCGGGCATCCGCATGCTCTACCAGCACGATCCGGCCGAGCCGATCGGCGTCTGGCTCGACATTCGCGAGGACCAGCGCGGCCTCTTCGTTCGCGGCCGGCTGACGCTCGACGTCGCCCGCGGCCGCGAAGTGGCGAGCCTGATGCGGGCCGGCGCGCTCGACGGGCTCTCGATCGGCTTCAAGACCGTGAAGGCGAGGGCCGAGCGGGCGAACGGCATCCGCCGCCTGACCGAAATCGATCTCTGGGAGATCTCGGTCGTCACCTTTCCCATGCAGCCCGAGGCGCGCGTCTCCGCCGTCAAGGCGCGCCCCGCCTCCCGTTCGCTGGCCGCGCAGATGCGGCGCGCGGCGCTCTCCCTGAACGGCACCACCAGCAGCAAGAGGACATCCAAATGACCAGCATCGAGGAACGGATCCGCGCGCCGGAGGCGAAGGCGGCCGAAGGCAAGGGCGGGACGGTGAAGCCGGCCGAGATGAAGTCGGCCGAAGGCGGCGACGTCGCGGCGGCGTTCGACGATTTTCTCTCCGCCTTCGAGGCGTTCAAGGAGACGAATGACGAGCGCCTCGCCGAGATCGAGCAGAAGCTCTCGGCCGATCCGCTCACCGTCGAGAAGCTCGACCGCATCAACAAGTCGCTCGACGAGCTGACGCTGAAGAGCCGCCGTCCGCCGCTCTCTGGCGAGCGGGGCGGCGAGCGGCGGCCGAGCGAGCACAAGGCCGCCTTCGAGGCCTATGTCCGCGGCGGCGACGAGGATGGCCTCCGCCGTCTTGAGGCCAAGGCGCTGTCCGCCGGCTCCAATGCCGATGGCGGCTACACCGTGCCGCTCGAAACCGAGACCGAGATCGGCAAGCGCCTCGCCAATATCTCGCCGATCCGCGCCATCGCCGATGTGCGCCAGGTCTCGTCGGGCACCTATCGCCGTCCCTTCATGACGGCGGGCCCGGCGGTCGGCTGGGCCGGCGAGACGGATGCGCGCAGCCAGACGACCTCGCCGACCATCGCGGCGCTCGATTTCCCTGCCATGGAGCTCTACGCCATGCCGGCGGCGACGGCGGCGCTGCTGGATGACTCGGCCGTCAATATCGACGAATGGCTCGCCGCCGAGGTCGAGGGCGCCTTCGCCGCGCAGGAGGGCACCGCCTTCGTCTCCGGCGATGGCTCCAACAAGCCGAAGGGTTTCCTCGCCTATACGACGGCGGCGGAAGGCTCCTGGAGCTGGGGCAAGATCGGCTATGTCGTGACCGGCGCGTCCGGTGCTTTGCCGGCTTCCAATCCCTCCGACGTGCTGATCGACCTGATCTACACGCTGAAGGCCGGCTATCGCGCCAATGCCCGCTTCGTGCTCAACCGCCGCACCCAGGCGGCGATCCGCAAGCTGAAGGATGCCGAAGGCAATTATCTCTGGCAGCCGGCGGCGGTGGCGGGCGGCGAAGCCTCGCTGCTCGGCTTCCCGGTCACCGAGGCCGAGGACATGCCGGACATCGCCGCCAATGCGCTCGCGCTCGCCTTCGGTGATTTCAAGCGCGGCTATCTCGTCGTCGACCGCCTCGGCGTCTCGGTGCTGCGCGATCCCTATTCCGCCAAGCCCTATGTGCTCTTCTACACGGCGAAGCGTGTCGGCGGCGGCGTGCAGGATTTCGACGCCATCAAGCTGCTGAAGTTCGGGACGTCGTAGCGGCCCCCGGCGACTCTTCTCCTTCCCCCTTGCGGGGAGGATCGGGGAGGGGGTACCGGCGCCGGCCGATGTCGTTGGAAGCGGCGCTCCCTTCCCATCCTGATCCGTCGGAGGCGGTAGCCCCTCCCTAGCCCTCCCCGCAAGGGGGAGGGAACCGGGCACGGCTGACCACCTCCGCCTTCCCTTTTCGCAGGACATCATCATGACCGCTGCTCTCACCACCGGGCCGGCGCTGGAGCCCGTGTCGCTGGCCGACGTCAAGGCGCACCTCCGCATCGATCTCGACGACGACGACGCGCTGATCACCGCCGCGATCACCTCCGCGCGCATCCATGTCGAGACCGCGACGCGCCGCGCGCTGATCCGTCAGAACTGGCGCCTCTATCTGTCCGAATGGCCGAAGGGCCGCGCGATCGAACTGCCGGTCTCGCCGCTGATCGCGGTCAACGCCGTTACCTTCTACGACATCGTCGGCGCGCCGACGCTCTGGGGGGAAGAGAACTGGCGGGTCGAGGCGCAGGCCAATCCGCCGCGCCTGGTCGCGAAGCTCCGCCCGGCCGCCGCGCTCTACGACAACGGCATCGAGATCGACCTGACCGCCGGCTATGGCGTCTCGTCGATCGACGTGCCGGCGCCGCTGCGCCAGGCGATTCTGATCCTCGTCACGCATTGGTACGAGCATCGCGGCATGGTCGGCCATGATTTCTCCGGCGCGATCGCGCCCGCCGGCTTCGAGGCGCTGATCGCGCCCTACAAGGTCCGTTCCCTGTGAGGGACGATTTCGATCCCGGCTGGATTGCGCATCGCGTCGTCATCGAGCGGCCCGTCCGCAGCGAGGACGGCGCCGGCGGCGCGACGATCGCCTTCGAGACGCTGGCGACCGTCTGGGCCGCGATCGAGCCGGTCGCCGCTCGCGAAGACAGCTCCAATGGCCGGCTCGCGACGCGCATCACCCACCGCGTGACGATCCGCTGGCGCGACGACGTGACGGGCGCGATGCGCCTTCGGCACCGCGGCCGCGTCCTGCGCATCGCGAGCCTCCGCGACGCGGCCGAGGACCGCCGCTTCCTCACCATCGACGCCGAGGAGGAACGGATATGAGCCGCAAGCTGACAGGCGCCGCCCTGGCGACGGCATTGAGCAAGGCAGCGGAAGCGGCGATTGCGGGGGCGGTGGAGCGGAATGCAAGCCAGCTCTCCGCGTCTTTGGCCGGCGTCGATGGAGGTCGCGATCAGCCCTCTCCCCCCTTGCGGGGGAGAGCGGCAGAGGGGGGCGCCGCCACAGGCGGCGGTCCTCTTTCACCTCCCCCTGAGGGGGAGGTCGGCCCGCAGGGCCGGGAGAGGGTTTACGGACTATCCGGAGAATTCCCTAAACCCTCTCCCGCCGGCCTCCGGCCGTCGACCTCCCCCTCAGGGGGAGGTGAAGGGATGGTCACCCTCACCCTATCCGCCCCGAACCTCTTCGCCCGCGAATTCGGCGCGCTCGGCGCGCCTGCCGATCCCGTCCTTGCGCCGGCGATCGACGCCATCCGACGGAGGCCCGCATGAACCCGGCCGCGCTCGACCTGCAGGCTGCCATCGCCGCGCATCTTCGCGCCGATGCCGATCTCGGCGCGCTCATCGGCGGCTCGCGCATCCATGACGCGCCACCGCGCGGCACTGAATTTCCGTTCGTCGCGATCGGCGACGCCGGCCAGACCGACTGGTCGGATGGCGACACGGCGGGCGGCTCGCTCCGCGTCCTGCTCCATGTCTGGTCGCGCGCCGCGGGAAAGCGTGAGGCCTGGACGATCCTCGGCGCGCTGATGCGCCTGCTGCACGAGGCCGAGCTGCCGCTCGCCGATCATACGCTGGTGCTGCTCCGCGCCGAATTCGCCGAAGTGCGGATGGATCCGGACGGGCTCACCGAGCACGGCGTGCTCAGGCTCGGCGCGCTGGTGGAGGGGTAGGAACTTGGCTCTCTCCTGCCGGGGTGGCTTTTCCTACTGGCTCTCTTTTTCACCTCTCCCTGAGGGAGAGGTCGGCCCGAAGGGCCGGGAGAGGGTTTACGGCCTCTCCGGATGGTTCCCTAAACCCTCTCCCGCCGGCCTTCGGCCGTCGACCTCCCCCTCAGGGGGAGGTGAAAGAGCGGAGCGCACCGCGACCGGAGAGAGCCCGCCGGTACCCCCTCCCTAGCTCTCCCTCAAGGGGAGGGTTCAAGTCCTCTCTTTGCCTCCCAATCCGGCCGCAGCATCGACATCACCATTTCGTCGTGATGCGTGCCGCCCATGAAGACGCGGCCGCGGGTGATGCCTTCGACGGTGAAGCCGGCCGCCGCATAGGCGCGGCGGGCGCGTTCATTAGCCGGGAAAAGACCGATTTCGAGACGGTAGCAGGGCGTATCCGTGAAGACGCGGTCGATGGCGGCGGCGAGCATGGCGCGGCCGATGCCGCGGCCGGGCTCGGTGACCACCACGCGCTTCACCAGCGCGCAGCCATCGGCGGCGTTCCAGTCGCGCACGATGACGAAGCCGACCGGCGCGCCGGCCCGCTCGCCGATGAAATAGGCATGGCGGCCGTCCTCCAGGAACGTCTCGTGCTGCGCCATGCCGGAGCGGCCGACCAGCGCTTCATAGCCTGGCAGGCGCTCGCTGGCGAAAACGAAATCGAGATCGGCCCGGCTTGCCGGGCGCACGCTGATCGCCTGATCCGACACGAAACCCTCCGGCGGGTCATCCCGCTCAATTGGCGAAGGAGACATCATGACCGCGCAGAAGGGCAAGGACCTTCTCCTGAAGATCGACACGAGCGGCGCCGGCGCCTTCGCGACCGTCGCGGGGCTGCGGACCCGCCGCATCGCCTTCAATGCCGAGACGGTCGACATCACCGACACCGATTCCGCGGGCCGCTGGCGCGAGCTGCTGGCCGGCGCCGGGGTGCGCCGCGCCTCGATCTCGGGCGCCGGCATTTTCCGCGACCAGGCGTCCGACGCGGCGATGCGCACGGTCTTTTTCGACGGGACGATCCGCGACTATCAGCTGATCGTGCCGGATTTCGGCACGCTGGCCGGTGCGTTCCAGATCACGGCGCTCGACTATGCCGGCGAGCATGACGGCGCGATCACCTATGAGATCGCGCTCGAATCCGCCGGCCCCGTCAGCTTCACGGCCGCCTGATGGCCAATCGCAGACGAGGCGAGATCGAGGCGGTCCTCGACGGCGAGGCGCGTGTGCTCGTGCTGACGCTCGGCGCGCTCGCGGAGCTCGAAGCCGTGTTCGGCGCCGGCGATCTCGCGGCGCTGGCTGCGCGTTTTGCGGACGGCAAGCTGTCGGCGCGCGACGCGGCCCGTATCATCGGGGCAGGCCTCCGCGCCGCCGGCGCGGAGGTCTCCGACGACGAGGTCGCCACGATGCGGGCAGAAGGCGGCGCGGCCGGCTTCGCGCGCATCGTCGCCGAACTGCTGGCCGTCACCTTCGGCGGCGAGCCATGAAAGCCGCGCCGTTTCCCTGGCGCGAGGCGATGGCCATCGGCTTCGGCGTGCTCAAGCTCTCCAGCCGCGATTTCTGGGCCCTGACGCCGCGCGAACTCGCAAGCGCCATCGAAGGCCTGACGGGAAGGACGAGCGCGCCGATGGACAGGGAGCGACTGGAGGAACTGGCGAGAAGGTTTCCGGATTGAAGCTTTCTTTCCCCCTCTCCCGCAAAGCGGGGGGCCGGGGAGGGAGCGCCGCTCAGGCCCTGCCGTCGTCCCAGGCTCCGCCGTCACCCCGTGCATGACACGGGGTCCATTCAGCCGAAGCGCCCATCGACCACGGCTTCAGGCTGGATGGATTCCGGCTTTCGCCGGAACGACGGCATTCTGTGAGAGCGGTGTGTCATGCCCGGCAGCGCCTTCTCCGGCATTCCTCCCGCAGCGGGAGCGTTTAAGAAAGGCATCCCATGCCCACTGTCGTCGACGAACTCTCGGTCACCATTTCGGCCGACACCACCGCGTTTCGCGCTTCGCTGGATGACCTGTCGAAGCGCGCGAATTCGTTCTCCTCCGCGATCACCAGCGCCTTTTCGAGCGCCCTCATCGGCGGCAAGGATCTCGATGACGTGCTGAAGAACCTGGCGCTGCGCTTTTCCACGATCGCGCTCAACGCGGCGCTGAAGCCGCTCCAGAACGGGATCGGGGCGGCGCTTTCGGGCGTCCTGTCGTCTTTCGGCGTCAGCGGTTTCGCCAAGGGCGGCGTCGTGCCGTTCGCTTCCGGCGGCGTCGTGGCGAGCCCGACCTATTTTCCCCTTGGCCGCGGCCTCGGCCTGATGGGCGAGGCGGGCGCCGAGGCGGTGATGCCGCTGGCGCGCGGGCCGGACGGGCGCCTCGGCGTCGCCGGCGGCGGGCAGGGCGGCGTCACGGTCAATGTCGCGATCCAGACCCAGGACGCATCGAGCTTCCGCAAATCCGAGGCCCAGGTCGCGGCGACGCTGGCGCGAGCGGTCGGGCGGGGACGGCGCGGGCTGTAGCGCGGACGCTTCGGCGTTGGAAGACCCTCACCCCATCCCTCTCCCGCAAGCGGGCGAGGGGGCGCCAACGATCAGCCTCGATAGGGATGAAGTCCGCCGGCGGAACCCCCTCTACCGCTTGCGGGAGAGGGTTGGGGTGAGGGTCTTGCTGGCCTTCATCTCCACGTCGCACGGCCTCCTGGAGATACGAAGATGCCCCTGATCCCATCCTTCCACGAGATCCGCTTCCCGACCGGGATCGCCTTTCGCTCGCGGGGCGGGCCGGAGCGGCGGACCGAGGTGGTGACGCTCGGCTCGGGGCGCGAGACGCGCAACCAGCGCTGGGCGGATTCGCGCCGCCGCTATGATGCCGGCTATGGCGTGCGCTCGCTCGCGGACATGAATGCCGTCATCGCCTTTTTCGAGGAGCGGCGCGGCAAGCTGTTCGGCTTCCGCTGGCGCGACCGCACCGACGATGCCTCCGCGCCGCCGGGCACTGTCCCCGGTCCGCTCGACCAGGCGATCGGCACCGGCGACGGCACGAATGCGGCGTTCCAGCTGGTGAAGACCTATGGCGCGGCGCATGCGCCCTATGTGCGGACCATCGCCAAGCCGGTCGAGGGAAGCGTGCGCGTGGCCGTCGACGGCGTCGAGGTCGCGGAAGGCACGGGTTTCGCCGTCGATCCGGCAAGCGGCATCGTCACATTCCTGCCGGGCCACGTGCCGGCGAGCGGCACCGCGGTCACCGCCGGCTTCGCCTTCGACGTGCCCGTGCGCTTCGATGTCGACCAGCTCGCGATCGACCTCGCCGCCTTCGATGCCGGCGAGATCCCGTCCATCCCGCTGGTGGAGATCCTGCCGTGAGGACGCTCCCTCCCGATCTCGCCGCGCATCTTGCCGGCGAGGCGACGACGCTGTGCCGGTGCTGGCGATTGACGCGCAAGGACGGCACGGTGCTCGGCTTCACCGATCATGACCGCGACCTCGTCTTCGACGGCGTGACCTTCGAGGCGGCGAGCGGCTTCACCGCCAGCGAGGCGACGAGCGCGGCGGGCTTTTCGACCGGCGGCATGGACGTGGCCGGCGCGCTCTCCTCCGAGCGCATCGCGGAAGCCGATCTCGCCGCCGGGCTCTATGACCATGCGACGATCGAGACCTTCACGGTCAACTGGCAGGCGCCGGCGGAGCGGCTGCTGATGCGCACCGGTCATGTCGGCGAGGTGGTGCGCGAGGACGGCGCCTTCCGCGTCGAGATCCGCGGCCTCGCCGCCATGCTCGACCAGCCGCAGGGCCGCGCCTTCCGAGCCGCCTGCGACGCGGATCTCGGCGATGCGCGCTGCGGCAAGAACCTCGATGCGTCCGCCTTCCGGGCGAGCGTGAGCGTGGTGGCGAGTACGGACGGCAAATGGCTGACGCTCTCCGGCATCGACGGCTATCAGGTCGGCTGGTTCGAGCGCGGCCGGGTGAGCTTCACCAGCGGCGCCAATGCCGGCCGCGGTGCCGTGGTGCGCACGCATCGCCTGATCGAGAACGTCATCAAGGTCGAACTATGGACCGCGATGACCGGCACGATCGCGCCCGGCGACACGCTGAGCATCACGGCCGGCTGCGACAAGCGCTTTTCGACCTGCCGCGACAAGTTCGCCAACGCGCTCAATTTCCGCGGCTTCCCGCACATGCCCGGCAATGATTTCAGCCTCGGCTACGCCCGCACCGGCAGCCGCAACGACGGCAGCGCGATCATCGTCTAGGTGAAGAGCAGGAGACCCCCATGCCCATCTCCCGCGAGGCGATCGTCGCTGCCGCCATGTCGTGGCTCGGTACGCCCTATCGCCATCAGGCCTCGCTCAAGGGCGTCGGCTGCGATTGCCTCGGACTGGTGCGTGGTGTCTGGCGCGAGGTTTGCGGCGCCGAGCCCGAGGCGCCGCCGCGCTATACGCCCGATTGGGCCGAGGCGCGGGGTCGCGAGACGCTGGCCGAGGCCGCCGCGCGGCATCTGGCGACCATCGATCTCGACGAGGCGCGTGCCGGCGACGTGCTGCTCTTTCGCTGGCGCGAGGGACTGCCGGCCAAGCATGCGGCGATCCTGGTCGCGCCGGACCGCTTCATCCATGCCCATGACGGCGCGGCGGTGGCGCTCGCCGATCTCGTGCCCTGGTGGCGCCGCCGCGCCGCCTTCGCCTTTTCCTTCCCCGGAGTGACCGACTGATGGCGACGCTCGTTCTGCAGGTGGCCGGCGCGGCGCTCGGCGGCGTGTTCGGCCCGCTCGGCGCCACCATTGGCGCGGCGGCGGGCGCGCTCGCTGGCTATGCGGTCGACCAGTATCTGTTCGGCACGACGGCCGAGGGCGCGCGCCTTTCCGATCTCAACGTGCAGCGTTCGGAGGAGGGCGCGGCGATCCCGCGCGTCTATGGCAAGGCCCGCATCTCCGGCCAGGTGATCTGGGCGACGCGGTTCGAGGAGGTGGTGAGCGAGGAGGGCGGCAAGGGCGGCCCGTCGATCGTCAACTATTCCTATTACGCCAATTTTGCGATCGGCCTGTGCGAAGGTCCGATCGCGCGCATCGGCCGTTGCTGGGCCGATGGCGACGAGATCGACCTCGCCACCGTCTATCACCGCGTCTATCGCGGCGACGAGGGGCAGGGCGCCGACAGCCTGATCGCGGCCAAGCAGGGCGCCGCCGGCACGCCGGCCTATCGCGGCACCGCGATCGTCGTCTTCGAGCGGCTGCCGATCACCGATTATGGCAACCGCCTGCCGCAGCTCGCCTTCGAAGTCTTCCGCCCGGCCGGCGGGCTCGAGGACGAAATCCGATCGGTCGTGATCATCCCGGCCGCCTCGGAATTCGCCTATGATCCGCAGCCCGTCTATCTCCAGGGCGGCGTCGGCAGCCGCGAGACGATCAACCGCCATATAGACGGCGCGGTGACGGACTGGCAGGCCTCGCTCGACGAACTGCAGGCGCTCTGCCCGAACCTTCGGCGCGCGGCGCTCGCCGTCACCTGGTTCGGCAATGACCTCCGCGCCAATCATTGCACGGTCACGCCGCGCGTCGAGGCCTATGGCACGACGACGACGCCCACGATCTGGTCTGTGTCCGGGCTGGTGCGGTCGGGCGCGCCGCTGGTCAGCCAGATCGGCGGCCGTCCGGCCTATGGCGGCACGCCGTCGGACGAGAGCGTGCTGCGCGCGATCGTCGACCTGAAGCGCCGCGGCCTCGCGGTCACCTATTACCCGTTCCTGATGATGGACATTCCTTCGGGCAACAGCCTGACCGATCCCTATGGCTGGGGCACGCAGCCGGCCTATCCCTGGCGCGGCCGCATCACCGCCTCCTGGGCGCCGGGCATGAGCGGCACGCCCGACAAGACCAGCGCGGTCGAGGCCGAGATCGCCGCCTTCATGGGCTCGGCGGCGCGCACCGACTTCGCGATCGCTGGTGTCAATGTCGTCTATTCCGGCCCGGCCGAATGGTCCTATCGGCGCATGGTGCTGCATTCGGCGTTTCTGTGCCTCATCGCCGGCGGCGTCGACGCCTTCATCATCGGCTCGGAGCTCCGCGGTTTGACCACGCTGCGCTCGACCGGCCATGCCTATCCCTTTGTGACGGCGCTGAAGGCGCTCGCGGCCGATGTCCGCGCGATCCTCGGGGCGGGCACGAAGATCACCTATGCCGCCGACTGGAGCGAATATTTCGGCCATCAGCCGGCCGATGGCTCGGGCGACGCCTTCTTCCATCTCGATCCGCTCTGGTCCGATGGCGCCATCGACGCCGTCGGCATCGATTCCTATGTGCCGCTTTCCGACTGGCGCGACGGCGCCGATCATCTCGACGCGGCGGTCGCGGAAAGCGGCCGCGACATCGCCTATCTCCGATCCAACATCGCCGGCGGCGAGGGCTTCGACTGGTATTATGGCTCGGATGCCGATCGCGCTGCGCAGATCCGCTCGCCGATCACCGATGGCGGCTACGGCAAGCCCTGGGTCTATCGCTACAAGGATCTGAAGTCCTGGTGGAGCCAGCCGCACTATAACCGCATCGGCTATGTCGAGCAGGCGAGCCCGACCTCCTGGGTGCCGGAGGGGAAGCCGATCTGGTTCACGGAGATCGGCTGCCCGGCGATCGACAAGGGCGCCAACGAGCCTAACGTGTTTCCCGATCCCAAGGTCGGCGGCTCGCGCCTGCCGCATTTCTCCAATGGCTCGCGCGACGCGCTGATGCAGGAGCGGGCGATCTCGGCGCTCCTGTCCTATTGGGACCCGGCCTCGCCGGATTTCTCCGCCGCGTCGAATCCCGTCTCCGCTGTCTATGGCGGGCGGATGGTGGATATCGACCGCACCTATGTCTGGTCCTGGGATGCGCGGCCCTATCCGGCCTTCCCCTTTCGCACCGATGTCTGGTCGGACGGTGGCAACTGGCAGACGGGCCATTGGCTGAACGGCCGGCTCGGCACGCTGTCCGCGATCCGCCTCGTCGAACGGATCCTGCGCGACTACGGCTTCACGCAGTTCGCGGTCGGTGACATCGACGGGATGATCGACGGCTATGTGATCGCCTCGGTCGGCTCGGCGCGACAGGCGTTACAGCCGCTCGCCGAGGCGCTCGGCTTCGTCGCCGCCGAATCCGCCGACGTGATCCGCTTCGTCCGCACCGCGCTGCCCCGCGCGACGATCGCCGCGGCGACACTGGCGGAAGACGGCGAGACGCCGCTCGTCACGCTGCGCCGGGCGCAGGAGACCGAACTGCCGGCCGAATATGGCCTCGGCTTCATCGATCCGCTGAACGATTATCGCTCGCGCACCGTCGCCTCGCGCCGTCTCGAAACGGCGAGCCGGCGGCAGGCGAGCACCTCGACGGCCATGGTGATCGATGACGGCGTCGCCACGGCGCTCGCCGATGATCGGCTGCAGGATCTCTGGGACGGCCGCGAGACGGTCGCCTTCGCGCTCGATCCGAGGCGTCTGGAGTTCGAGCCGGCCGATGTCGTCCGCCTGACCCGCATTGGCGAGAGCCTGACCCTGCGCGTCGGGCGGATCGAGGATGGGCTGGTGCGGCGGATCGAGGGACGAACCGTCGTCCCGCCGACCGCGACCACGCCGGTCGGCGATGGCTCGGCGACCCTTCCGGGCTGGACTGCCGATCCGGGACCGCCCGATGTCGTGGTGCTCGACCTGCCGGCAATGGACGAGGCGACCGGTGACGTGCACGCGCGGATCGCGCTCTTCGCCGATCCCTGGAACGGTCCGTTCGGCATCTCGGTCGGCTCGGCGGAATCTGGCTATCAGCTACGCCAGTCGGTGGCCCACCGCGCGGTCCTCGGCACGATCGCTGCCGCCGTGCCGCCCGGTCCGCTCGCCCGCTTCGACGAGGCGACGGTCGTCGAGATCGCCATTCCCGTCGGTTCGCTCGCGTCCCTGCCGGACGAGGCGGTCCTGAACGGCGGCAATCTCGCGGCGATCGGCACCGAGGCCGGCGGGTTCGAGGTGATCCAGTATCGTCATGCCGAACTGGTCGGCACGGGCCTGTGGCGGATCTCCGGCCTTCTGCGCGGGCAGGGCGGCACGAGCGATCTGGCCGCGGCCGGCCATCCGGCCGGCGCGCGCTTCATCCGCCTCGACGGCGCCGTGCCGGTGTTCGAACTCCAGACATCCGAAATCGGGCTGACGCGTGCCCTGCGTGCCGGACCCCTTGCATCGGCCTATGACCCGGCGACGTTCGCCGAGCGCGACTTTGCCGCCGCCGGCATTGCGCGCCGCTGCCTGGCGCCGGTGCACCTCACGGGGCGGCGCGACGCGGCGGGCGATGTGACGCTCCGCTGGATCCGCCAGACGCGGATCGGCGGTGATGGCTGGGATCAGGTCGAGGTGCCGCTCGCCGAGGCGAGCGAGGCCTATCGGGTCGATCTTCTCGAGGGGAGCACGCTGCGCGCGCGCTACACGGCGAGCGAACCGAGCCTCGCCCTCCCGGCGGCGACGCTCGCCGCGGTCCTGTCCGCGCCATCCGCGCCCTTCACGGCCCGCGTCGCCCAGCTCAGCGCCACGGCCGGTGCCGGCCTTTCCACGGAGATCCTGATCGATGGCTGA